ATTGAGTGGGAGAAATTTAAGAATGGTTTCTAATGAATTACGGTCTCTTCTACAAGCAAGTCACCTTCAATCGTGACTCCATAGCAACAGTCCAGAAAGCAATAACAACTGCTACATTAGAGTGGGAAGAAGGAAGATTATATAATCAAAAAAGCGGCACAAAAAGAATGACCGACGTAGCATGGGTGAAAGACCAAAGTCTTTTGCTCATGCTTTTGCGTATGGTAAAACAAATTAACAGAGGAGCACATTGGAATCTAAACATCACTGGTGTAGAACCTGTGCAGTTTGGATCTTACGGTGAAGGTGGATTCTACGATTGGCATATTGATCAGCATCCAAAGATAATCAATGGTGTGGTAAGAAAAATCAGCATGTCTCTCTTCCTTAATGATGACTACGAAGGAGGCGAGTTTGATTTGGAGATATATAAACCAGGGGATACACAAAGGTTTGTTACTATCAAACCCAAAAAGTATTCCGCAGTTTTCTTTCTAGCAGATCAATGGCATAGGGTCCGCCCAGTCACTGCTGGACATAGAAAATCCCTTGTAGCATGGTTTTATGGTCCGCCTTATGTTTGATTTGAAGATCAGAAAGAAGAATGAAGTTTATCTAAAGGTTGAAGCAGAGCCACACATCAATTACGAATTAGCAGACTTCTTTACATTTGAGGTAGAGTCTGCAAAATTCATGCAGAAGAATAAAAGATATAAAGGATGGGATGGAAAAATTCGTCTTTATTCCCCAGGGACAGGAGAGATCTATGTTGGTCTCATTGACTACCTCTTGGACTGGGCGGATGAAAGGGGATATAGATATGAGATGGAGGAATGTAAATTCTTTGGTCACCCTTTAGCACAGAATGATTTAATTACTCCTCAAGGTGTAGCAGGGTTTGTGAAGTCTCTACACCTACCATTCCCTGTGCGGGACTATCAGTATAAAGCAATCTATGAAGCTCTAAAGTATAATAGACGTTTACTGCTATCACCAACAGCATCAGGTAAGTCGTTAATGATTTACGCATTGGTTAGATATCATGTGAATTTAAATAGAGATATTCTCATTGTAGTCCCTACCACCAGTTTGGTGGAGCAGATGTATAAGGACTTTGAAGAATATGGATGGATGGCGTCCGAATACTGCCACAAAATATATGCGGGGGCAGAAAAATACACGAAACATCAGGTGGTAATTACCACTTGGCAGTCTATCTATAAGGAACCGCGTAAGTGGTTTGACAGGTTTGATGTCGTGATTGGTGACGAGGCACACCTTTTCAAAGCTAAATCTCTTACCTCTTTGATGTCTAAGTTGCATGAGTGTAAGTATCGAATCGGATTTACTGGGACATTAGACGGTGCAAATGTAAATCAACTGGTGCTAGAAGGTGTATTTGGTAGATGCTCTCAAGTCACACGCACTAATGAATTAATGAAGGCAGGGCATGTTGCCAAACTTAAAGTTAAAATTGTCCTAATGAAACATGAAGAAAAACTATTTGAGGGATATCAAGATGAAATTGATTACCTAATTGAGCATGAGGGGAGAAATAAATTTATTCGCAACCTTGCCTGCGATCTAAAAGGAAATACTTTAGTCCTATTCAATTATGTAGATCGTCACGGGATCCCCCTTTACGAATTGATAAATAGTCATACAAACAGACCCGTGCATCTAGTGCATGGTGGTGTTGATGTTGATGACCGTGAGGACATCCGTGTATTAACTGAGCAATCTGATAATGCTATTATCGTTGCTTCATACGGCACATTTTCTACAGGCATCAACATTAAAAGATTACATAACGTTATTTTCGCTTCTCCTTCTAAGTCCAGAGTACGCAATCTACAATCAATTGGTCGTGTGCTAAGGAAAGGCGAAAACAAATCACAAGCAACACTATATGATCTTGCTGATGATATTTCTACCGACAGGGGAAATAACTATACTCTGAATCATTTGATGGAAAGAATCAAAGTATATAACGAAGAAAAATTTGATTATGAAATCATAGACGTAAAAGTAAAAGCTTATGATTAATTACGCAAAACACGACGAAGAATTCTACGGCATTTTCAAACTAGTAAATGGTGAAGAAGTTTGCGGTAGAGCAGTAATTACAGAAGATCAAGGCGAATCAATTATTTTCTTAACTAATCCAGTTACGATCGAGATCTTCACCAAAGAAACCGAAGATGGTAAAGTTGCCCGAGGAATGGGTTTTGCTCACTGGATGCAACTATCTGATGAAGATTTTTTCATTGTCAGAGAGAAGGATGTTATTTCTCTAGCATCGATGTCTAAAGAATACATCTTCATGTATGAGGCATATGTAAACGGTGAGCAAGTTGTTAAACCAACTGACCGAAAAAAAGTGGCACCCCAAAAAGAAATGGGATACCTAGGAAGTATTGATGATGCAAGAAAGATCTTTGAAAAGATCTATAAGAATCCCAATCAACCCTGACAGTGTTATTCTACAGAGAAAATAGGTAGTTGTCAAGTCTTTACTAGTGTGTTATAATACAAACATGAAAAAGTATACGTCATATGAAATCAACTCCACCAAAGAAAAAACAACATTACGTTGATAATAAGGAATTTCTTGCTGCTCTTATCAAGTATAAAGAGAAGGTGGAGATTGCTGAAATTCGTGGACTTCCAAAACCACGAGTCAATAATTACATTGGCGGATGCTTCTTGAAGATTGCTACCCACCTATCATATCGTCCCAACTTCATTAACTACATGTATAAGGACGACATGGTGTGTGATGGCATTGAAAACTGTATTCAATATATTGATAACTTCGATCCAGAAAAATCTAAGAATCCATTTGCATACTTTACACAGATTGTATACTATGCTTTCTTGAGACGCATCGCTAAAGAAAAAAGGCAGATGGATATTAAGGAGAAAATTCTTGAGAAGTCTGGATACGATGAAGTCTTCTCGGTTGACGGAGATGGTGGATCCGAGTATAATCAGATTAAATCACGCATTGCAATAAACACCAAACGATGAAGATTCTCCTGATAACTGACCAGCATTTTGGTGTACGCAATGACAATCAGGCATTTCTAAATTTATATAAAAAGTTTTACAACCAAATAGTTGTCCCTTTTATCAAGGTATCTAAGATTAGCACGGTGATTGCTCTTGGTGATACCTTTGATAAACGAAGGTCTATCAATTTCATGTCTCTGAATGAGGCAAAGGAAATGTGGTTTAATCCTCTTGAGGACATGGGTGTATCGATGCATATGCTCGCGGGTAATCATGACATCTATTACAAGAATACCCTGAGAGTCAATGCCCCTAGAGAGCTACTTGGAGAATACGGAAATATCACAGTCCATGACAGTCCTACCACTGTTAACTTTGGCGGTCGTGATATACTTCTTCTTCCTTGGATTTGTGATGACAACAGAGATCGAGCATTCGATGAAATTGCAAACAGTACTGCTGATGTCTGCATGGGCCATCTTGAGCTTAACGGTTTTGAGGCTCACCCTGGGCATGTGATGGAGTCTGGTATGGAGTCTTCTATATTCTCCAAATTCAAAAAAGTATTCAGTGGACACTATCATATGAAGTCCACTAAAGGTAACATTACATATCTTGGTAATCCATATCAGTTGTATTGGAATGACTATGGATGTAAAAGGGGATTCCATGTTTTTGATACTGAGACATTAAAGACCACCTTCTACCGCAATCCATTTGACATGTTTCATAAAATCAATTACAATGCTGGTATGGATGTGCCAGATAATTTGCAAGGCACATACGTCAAACTTATTGTTGAGGATAAAGGAGACAATGCCAATTTTGATTATGATGTCAAACTCTTGCAGGATATTGGTCTTGCAGATCTAAAAATTATTGAAGATCTTTCTGTTGAAATGAGTGGCGAAGTGATGGAAACCGAAGACACCTTAACCCTCCTGGATAAATACATAGATGGTATTGACCTAAAAGTTGACAATAACAACATCAAATCTCTTATGAGATCTCTGTACATCGAAGCATGTGAGCTCTAATGTATATCCTTACGGACAAAAATACTGGTGGTGTTTATGCCGTCTTTGATAAAGATCGAGTCAAAACTGTGCAGGTTTTTGAAGAAAAAGATGATGCCATTAGATATCAGGAGTTGCTACTAGCAGATGATCTTGATGATGATCTTGAGGTCATGGAAGTTGAATTGAGCACCGTGGCAGTGAATTGTGAAAATTATGGATATGGATATTCAGTAATTACATCTAATGATTTTGTTATACCCCCCAACCAATGATCTTATTTGAAACTATTCGTTGGAAGAATTTTCTCTCAACAGGTGACCAGTGGACTGAAGTTAAATTTGATGAAAGTCCATCTACTCTTATTATCGGTCAGAATGGTGCAGGCAAGTCCACCATTTTAGATGCACTATGTTTTGCTTTATTTAATAAACCGTTTCGTAAGATTAACAAACCTCAACTTGTTAATAGTATTAACGAAAAGGGTTTGAAGGTTGAAGTTTGTTTTAGTATTGGTCCTGATGACTATCGGGTGTTTCGTGGGATCAAACCCAACACATTCGAGATTTACAAAAATAACAAACTGGTAGATCAAGATGCAGCAGCAAAAGACACTCAGAAATACCTTGAGCAGTCTGTACTTAAACTTAACTACAAGTCTTTCACTCAGGTTGTTATTCTTGGTAGTAGCACTTTTGTGCCTTTTATGCAACTTGCTGCTGCTCATCGAAGGGAGGTTATCGAAGATCTTCTAGATATTGGTATTTTCTCATCGATGAATTCGATGCTAAAAGACAAGATACGAGCAGCACAAACACAGAGTAAAGATTGTGAGCATTTGCTTGAGTTATCTGTAGAGAAAGTAACATCAAAGAAAAAACTTATCGATTCACTCCAAGAAGTTAATACAAATTATCTAAAAGAGAAAGAAAATAAGGTATCGGAAAATCTTATTAAAATTGATGATACGCAAATCAAACTTGTCGAAAAGCAGAAGCAACTCGGCATGGTGGAATTTGATTTGACCGCATATAATGAGACGAAGCAGAATGTTTCAAAATTCAAGCAAGACCGAGCAGTCAAAAAGTCTGACATTAAGAGACTTATTGGAGACGTTAAGTTTTTTGAAAGTCATAGTGATTGTCCTACTTGTGGACAAAGTATTCAAGATAACTTCAAGGAAAAACAAATCGAATCCTTAAGTGATCAGGGTAGCGTTATTACAAAAGAAGTTTGGAATATTGAAAAGGAGATTGATAGACTGACAGCACAACTTACTGAGATGGATGAGAAGTCTTCTCAGGCACATGAAATTCGTAGTGAGATCAATATTCTTGAGAGAGAAATTGTCCGTCTTGAGTTTGAGAATCTAGAAATCCAAAAACAACTGATTGATCATCACTCAAATACTACTACTATTTCTGATGCCGAAACCAGTCTTAGTATTGCTATTAAAGAATTGGAAAAAAATAGAATTGATTGTGGAGATATTAGTAGGAGACTTGATGAATACAACGTTGCTTCGTATCTTCTAAAAGACAGTGGTATTAAAAGTCAGATTATCAAAAAATATATTACAGTTTTTAATCAACTGATTAATAAATATTTGCAATCGATGGACTTCTATGTCAACTTCACACTTGACGAAGAGTTTAACGAAGTTATTAAGAGTCGCTTCAGGGATGAATTTAGTTATGCTTCGTTTTCTGAAGGAGAAAAGCAAAAGATCGATCTAGCACTTTTGTTTACTTGGAGAGAAGTTGCAAGAATGAAAAACTCTGTAGCAACTAATCTTCTTATCTTGGATGAAGTCTTTGACTCATCTCTTGATACGGAAGGCACCAATGAGCTCCTTAAAATTCTTCGCAGTCTCGGTAATGAGACCAACGTATTTGTAATCTCACATAAGGGTGAGATCTTGGTAGATAAATTCTTACGCACATTAAAATTTGAAAAGGTTAATGACTTTTCAAAACTATCG